CTGGGGCTTTAAAATGTGATTTTGACCGTGAAATATTTATGGACCCCCACGGCGTCGCGTCAATGGCCCGAGCCACTGGATCGACTAATCGGTACGTTACAAAAGTAAAAGAACTGAGCAGAGCTCACAAAAGGCAAAACGGCACGCAACCGAAAGACACATGCAACTGGTAAGCCAACTGGCTTGGAGAGGCCAGCTGTGGGCAGCATTGCCCGAAGGCCACTTTCCTCAATACACGACATGCATGCGCCTCTCGGCGGCGTGTTTTTATTGGTTTTAATATAATGGGTGAGATACTAAGTGCTAGTCACTGGGGCCGGGAGTGTGTGAAGCTCCAACGCCTCGGGGCGTTCCTTGCGGTTTCCACCGATGTGGTGGTGCAACAACTGATTCTCATGTTCAATTGAATTGTGGAGTAGCTAGACCAAAGAAGTCAGCGGTGAACGTCGCGGCAGTTGAGATCGTGTTCCTGGTAATGATCCAGCCATTGGGTGGCTGGCCACTGCCGTAGGACACGACCGGCTGCGTACTGAGATAAACAATGCCCGGAGACACTTTAGCCCAATAGGCGACGCCCGCTGCGAGCGGGATGGTGGCGATATTGGGATCGCCATACGAATCGAGATTGGGGCAGAGCTGCGGCACTGTACCAGAAAGGACTCCTGAACGGATGACCATCAAATAAATGCCAGTGGTGAGGCCGCCGGGTTGATTAAGCCCAAACGGCAGACCGCCGGTGTTGGTAACCACGCCGCCAACGGGAGCAGTGACAGTGATGCCCTGCTGGATGACGGGGTTTGTGATGGTGGAGCCCATATCGGGAATGGCCATGACGACTTTGTAGTCGAGAAACAGCTTGCCGAACTCGGTGTTGGCCGGCAGGTTGCCCGCGGCGAGCGCCCAGAAATTGCCCTGAATACACCAGCGCAGCTCCTCGTTCGCGTCGAGGTAGAGCAAGTCCTTGTAGTAGCGATCGTCGACTTTCATCGACTGTGGCTCCCAAACTGAGGACTCGCTCACGTTGTGGACGTAAGCGTAGCGCAAGTTGCCGTCACCTGTGTAAACGGAGGGATTCTGACTGGGATCGTAATCGCCGAACATCAGAATAGATCCGGACACGGTGGCATTAGCCGTTGGACGATAGGAGACGCGGAACTCGGTGAAGATGTAGCGCGTGTAAAGGTTGGCCAACTGCTGCAATCGCGCGTCAGGAATGACGCTGGGAGAGATGGGCAATCCGAAGAGCACAGAGCCGCGAGTAGGCGCCGTTGAGGAGGAGGTGAGCACGGTGAGAAGCTCGGTGCCAGAAACCTCAACTCCTGGGCCGTAGGGTGTTTGGACAAGCGACATCGCGAAGTCGTTGTGGCGATTCGAGGAGCGGGATTCGTCTTTGACGCTGGGCGCAAGAGGCGGCCCAGCTTCCTCAAATTGCTCAATGAAAGGCGAGCGAGTGGCGAGGTCCTTTGGCGGTGCCGGTCGAGAGCGGAGATCGAGTTTCTTAAGGCCCTTAACGAGAGTGTCGACATCATCCTCATTCCCTTCAACGAAATCGAAGAGTTTGTGAAGGTCTTCAATGTCAACGTTTGGACCAAGGCGTTCAACCTCTTTCTGCGGCTTAGGCCAAAGAGCACGGGTGACTCTCTTAGTCAACGGAACCACTTCACTAGATTTCCCAGGATTGGCACTTGTTCCGCGATATCGAGCAGCACGCTGCCGACTGTGGTCTCCAGGGTTTTGGCTTCCTGGACGATCACTTTCGCTTCGGCGGGCGCGCCCTCGGCCTCTAACTGCTTGGCCTCGCGTTTGAGTTGTTTGATTTCGGCGCGCAGTGACGACAGCATCCTTTTGAGTTCTTCGTAGTTTGCCGACTCGAGCTCTGAGGTTCGCGATTCGGTTTGTGGTTTGCTCGACAGTTCTGGTAAGCTTTTCAACTTTTGCTTGGACATGAGACATTTGCGGTTTATAAATTTCAACAACAACAATGTTGAATACGGCTGCCCGCTATACCGCCAACGGGCAGGCCGTTAATTTGGGCGGGGGCGGTTAGCATGCCCACCACCTGCCGGTGCGGGCGAAGGCCTCGAACGTGTCGTCCCAGCAGAACACCGTACCAGTCATGAGGTACCTCGTGGTGAACGCCGTGGTAAGGGCGAGGATGAACCGGAGGGCGTCGGCGTCGCTGTCCTTGGCGAAGAACGCGTAGAACTGTATCGCTAGGGCGCAAATGTTGTGCGCCATGTGACCAGCGACACCAGCGGCGTAGGTTTGTCGAGCACACCAACGGTGGAAGCCGAACATGAACAGCCGAGAGACGGATGGTTCATTGAGAAACTCGGCGACAGGCAAGATGGTCCAGAACCACGGTATGCAGCGCTTGCCAAGCTCCTCAAGTATCGGCGCGGCCAACCACTCCTCCCACTTCGTAGCGAGAAAACCCAAGAATTGGAAGTTGTAGAACAAGTCCGTGAGGCCCCAACGCTTGACCCATCGAAGGATCATGTCGAGGCGCTCCCAGCGGATGAACTCATCAACCAGGTCGACGGCGGAAGCGGTGGGCCACAGCCGACGGGCAGCCTTGCCGATGGGGTCGATGGCTCGCAAGCGGTCGTAGTCGATGTCGAGGACCACGTCAGGCACGGCAAGCTCGCTCTTGGCGGGCACTTCGCTGCCTTTCATGGGACAGTCGACGGAGCAGATGCGGTCGAGCACCCAGTGGTTCAGGCCACAGGGCAACGACGGGATGCCCTCGACATAAGCCTCAGCGTCGAGGATGTCGTCGCGCGTGAGGTCATAGAGGTGGAGCACCATCTCCCATGTTTCGTCGCAGCACTCGCCGGCTTCGCTTGCGTGAAAGCGCACTTCCTGCTTCTTCGGCATGATTGGCTTGTGGCCTGAGGTCAACGTCAGCATTCGAGGGATCAACTTGCGAAGGACTGGCACGTGGCGAACGTCGTTGACCATGCCGAGACAAATGCCGCGGACTTGAGCCATGGCCTCACTCTGCGTCACCATGCGTGTGGCATAGAACGTTTTGGCAATGACTCGGCCGATCTTGGGTGCCAAAATGGTACCAGCGGTGGAAGGCCAGAAACGTGATGAGCAAAACGTCATGTCGTGGCGCGATGTGACGACGTGAGCTTCAGGGTTGAAACCAGCATCCCGACAAACTTGCACGAGGTGGGCCCCGGCCACTTGAGGTGGGTAGGGCGAAACACTGATGGTGTTGTTGTCGTCGCCGAGGAGCGCCATGCTCGTCCAAGTTGTGGCCAAAGCGCCATAGACGCTGCCGACGCACTTGTTGAGCGCGGAGTTGCCAACGCTCGTGTCAGCTTCACCACTCTTGCGAGTGCCTACGACGGAATAGCGCACGCCGTGGCTGGTCACGCCCTTGCAACACATTGCTCTATCGTAGAGCAACGCGCTGCGCGTGGGCATGCCATTACGTTTGTACATGGCGAGGTTGTAGTCGAGGGCTGGGAGGCCGACGGTGGCGTCGAAGCGACTCTGGTCGAGATCGATCATGACGAGATGCTCATTGCGCTCAAGGGCAAGTTCCGTAGCCAAAGTGAGCGACCGGTCGAACCATCGGCCCACGGCATTGGCGTCGGTGCCACTGGCATAGAGGAAAGTCTGCGGGGTGTCACGCGACACTTCTCCGTTCCAAAAGCTGGCTACAAACTTCGAATAAGCCACGAAGAATGGGCCGAGGAGGATTTGGAACATGGACTTCTTGCCTTGGATGAGTCGTGGGTCGGTGAGTATGAGCCCGGTTTCGGCTGACCAATTGACGGCGTTCTCGACCTTGACAAAGGCCTCGGAGTCGGTGGGCACTTCGACAGAAGTCTCAGTTGCGAGAGCACGACGATGGTCGGCAGCGCGGGCCGGGGGGAATCGTGAAAGCCACGTCTCCAAGTCCATGGGATGAACCTTGGACAGAGGGACAGTGGGATATTGTTCCTCCCAGGCCCAAGCCGCTCTCCAAAAGGGCTTGGTCAAAAGATCGTCGGTGCGATCAATGCAGCCACGATTAACAACAGCGGCCAGCTGATTGTCGAAACAATTGCGGTAAGTTGTCGGCCGCAAGTTGGGCATGAAAACGCCGATGGGCATGTTGCCAAAGCCGGGCTTGCACTGGTTGAGATCGGCACGGTCGTAATAGACTCTGGCTTGCTCGTGCATGTCGCGCAACTCCCGTTCACCGACGCAGACGTTAACCATCACATCGTCGCCGACGTTGATGGGCTTGTAGCGCTCGGTGAAGAAGCGGCTGAACTGGCTCAGTATGCGAAACACGACGTTGCGGAACGTGCGGATAGCCTCGAGCCACGAACCCTTGACAAAAGAGCCAAGGATGATGCGGCGAAGCAGCGGCACGCGCCAAATTGCAAAAGCTAAGAGCCATGCCCATCGAGTGTTGAGGCCAGCAACCCATCGCACAAAGCGGTTGGCAAGCGCAGACATGCGAGGAAGGCCGCGCAAAAGGCGGTTGTACCAAGGTTGACTGAAGTCGAAATCGGTCAGCTTCGCGTGTTCAGCAGCGAGAGCGCTTTTGTCGCCGATGAGCAGCAACGAGTCCACCTCGGACTCAAGGCCCGAGATGAAACCCATGGCGGCCACATGCGGCAGAGCCTCGGCGGCCTGGACGGAGCTGAGTGACGTGTCCCGCAACAGTTGCTTGGCGCGGTTGACAATGGACTGCCAAGAGTCGCTGTTACGCTTCTTGCCCGAGACGTAGATGGCCAGGTCGGATATGATACCAACGGGAACGGCGACAGGGTGTTGGCCGTCGGGCACAATGACCACCGAACGTTTCTTGATGTTGTCATAGACGCCGAAAGCATAGTACTTGTTCTTTGGAGAGAACAGCACCTCGACGCCCTTATTTTTTACGGGACCGTTCTTGTGGTAAGTGCGTAGGTCAAGCTCCCCACGGGTCGTACGCAGTGCGCCGGCAAGTGTGGCGTTGTCAGTCACGGGCGTGACAAAGGGCAAAGTACCCTCGACGACCTTAAAACGGAGCGCAGTGGTGTCGCCGACGATGTTGCAGGTCGTCCAGCAGAGGGTGAAATCTTGGTCGCCCTCGGTAAAATGGAACCCGTTGTCGTAGAGCCAATCGCAGGCTTGGTGGCGATAAGGTGTGCCGCCGGTGACGTGCATCTCAATCTCGTCCATGTCGCCACAGCGCTGCCATTGGGCTTCTCCGGCGCAAATGGAGCCTTGGTAGCCGTCAAAGGCGTGGGTCAAGCCAACACCCTCGCGCGTACGCGTGGTGAGTAGCTGGCAGCCAACTTGGCGGGGCGTGTAGCGGTGGAGGCAGTGGGTCCAGAGGATTGCGCCGTAAGGGTTGTCAAAATCCAAGGCGTCAGCGAGGTCGTCATAGATAACGGCATCGGGGACAACAGCCGTGTTGCGGAAAACATCTGCGGCGATGTCCGCTCCCTGGAAGAAATGGACCAGGTCTAGCATGTTGTGGCCGGCAATGCGCGAAGCTGACGAGTTCAGCGCGAGAATGCGATTGGCGTTCGTCAGTGCCTGAGCGTCGGCAGGGGCCGCCACGAGGGGCTGGAGCGTGCAAAGCGCTTTGTACTCGGCCCAGTAGCGCTCGAAAGCAGCCACGGGGTGCGGATGATGCTCCGTGTTCGTAAAAACGAACTGCAACTCGGGAATAGCTTCCACGAGATGCTTCATCCCCTTCTCACCAACCTTGTGGTGGAAGTAGATGGGAGGCTTTGCCGCATTGAGAACAAGAGCGCCTTTGACGTCAGGATGCACGACTGCGCCAGCGATGAGTGCTGGGAGCGGGGGGGTGTTACCACCAACCCGTCCCGGATTGCGATTTGGCACCCATCCGGCGGCTCGTCGAGCAGCGTGGCGGCGGCCGGGTGGGCCAGCAGCGTCGTTGCCAGGTTGAGCAGGTTGTTGTTGTTGTTGTTGTTGTTGAGGTTGTTGTTGCATGTTGAAATTGTGGACAGCGGGGTATACGGAATTGCGTCGTTCTCCTTATCCAGG